AGTTGGTGGCGTAGTTGGTGGCGTAGTTGGTGGCGTAGTTGGTGGCGTAGTTGGTGGCGTAGTTGGTGGCGTAGTTGGTGGCGTAGTTGGTGGCGTAGTTGGTGGCGTAGTTGGTGGCGTAGTAGCTAATGGTATGCCTTGTAAAATAGCATTAGCGTCTTCAAGCGTTATTGCGCCATCTTGATTAATATCGTACTTGGAATCATAGGCGACTTTGCCGATAACCATTTGCATGGCTTTGGCGGCTTCTTTAACAGGATCAAACGTGCCCGCGTCCGAAGGCGTAGTAGTTCCCCCACCAGTAGTTTCACCCCCAGTAGTTCCACCTCCAGTAGTTTCCCCCCCAGTAGTTTCCTCCCCAGTAGTTTCCCCACCAGTAGTTTCTCCACCAGTAGTTTCCCCCCCAGTAGTTTCCCCACCAGTAGTTCCACCCCCAGTAGTTTCACCCCCAGTAGTTACGCCACCAGATCTAATGTCGTCTAACTGTCGTTGCAGCTTTGCTTTGTTTGCTGGCGTTGCTTTATCAATCGCATCTAGAATAAAAAATTCAATTTGCTGTTTTTGTTCTGGGGTGTCGTAAACAACAGTCTTCCAAAAGCCTTCCGGCAACTCATCTACGCTGTTCGGACCCCCTGCGGATGAACCCACCAATGCCGCAAACTTGGCACTTGGGGACCCGGTGTTTGCTATTTCTTTGCCATCAGCAGTTACAACGGCAGTTGCAACTAACCTTCTTAATTTTGTTTGCGGATCTACGTCTGTGTCTTCTTCTATAGGCACAAGCGTGCCATCGCCTCTAATTAACCTTCCGTTTGGGGTCCTTGGGTTTCCGTTATCGTCGTAATAGTACCCGCTGTTTTGTTCCTCTGGTTTTATCTGGTAAGCGCCAACACCCCTAACTTCAATCAATAGTCTTCCTTCGGCAGTTCTTGTATTGCCGTCTTCATCTACATAGTATCCCGCCGCACGCTGCTCAGGGGTTAGTCGATTGGTTCTAGCGGCTATTTCTGCCGGTGTCAATTTAACTGCGGGTTCGTCATCTGTGTCGGCATCTGTAATGACATACGTCTCCGTGCCTGTATTACCCGCCTTAGCAACCTGAGTTCCTTCACCGCTTACGTTGCCAACGTCTTTAGACGCATCAAGAATTTCATCCGCCTCGTCGTCATCAGTAGTGGCTGGCGTAGTAGTGGCTGGCGTAGTAGTGGCTGGCGTAGTGGCTGGCGTAGTGGCTGGCGTAGTGGCTGGCAACCTACCTGAACTAACATAACCATTTAGCACGGAGTCATAAGATCGAGTCCCCGACTTGCCAACAAATGTCGTGTTTTCTATTTTATCTAGCTGGGCATCAGTAAGGTCTTTCCCGGTCAGTTCATGGTAGTCATCAGCAGCTTGCTCTCGGAAGATTGTTTTAATGTCTGCTTTTACGTCTGCGGTTCCGCTCTTTAGATCTAAAATTTTAGTACCAACTAGAGCTTGCGCGTTCTCGTCGCTAATGTCCGCGCCATACCTTGAACTGAAGTAGTCTTTGACATCCGAAACAGTAGCGACTCGTTGATTACTATTATTAAATTCAACGGCTTTGCCGGAAGAATCAGTAAATTTGATTTGGTTGTTTTCAATCTTTTTTACGTCTTTAAAAACAAGCCCACTGCTGTCTCTAAAGTTCCCACTTTCGTCCAAGGTCATGCCGTTGGACAGCTTCCAACTGGGCTTACCAGTCGAACTAACCACCCGTTCAGCAGTAACCGCACCAGAATTTACAGCATCAATCAGGGCGTCTCTAGAAACAACCTTTGCAATTTGCGTATTAAATTTATCGGATGCGTCTTGAAAATCCTCAGCTAATTCGTTTACTTCGGCGATGCCATTTAGCCTATTGTCAATTGTTGTTATTTGGGTTTCTAAGTCTTTGATAGACGCATCGGTTGTATCAAAAGTCGTTTGGGCCGAGTCTATTCTGCCCCTTAATGTTTCCAACGAATCTTCGTCGTAGCCGAATTGTTCGGCGCGATCTTCAACTCTCTTAATTCTGCCTTCTATATTAGCTTTTGCTGCGTCAAATTGTTCTTGGTTAGGACCAACTACTTTCCACTTATCTTCATATTGTTTTACTATGGTGTTTATTTCATCGTACTCTTCCGTGTAGTATTCAGCAGCTTGTTCTGCTCTTTCGTTATAGTCTCGGGTGGCGTTTTGTACAGCGTAGGAATTTGTTACTTGTTGTTTATTAAGAGCGTTGTATTGACCAATTAGAGGGTTACGAGCTTCTACTATCGGCGCAGGGTCTTGATAGTCGGGGTTTTTGGCCGCAGCGGTTTTGAATTTTTGGTACGCAGTGTCAACTTCTTGCCTAATAGCATTAAATCCGGTTTTTGCAGCGGCGGCCCCAAGGTACCTTCCTATTGCAGTGCCGGGATCTTTACCATTCACAAGAAGTTCTAACCCCAAAGATGTGGAATTAGACATATAATTTATCGTTCTGTCAGAAATACCCCAGTTGTTTTGTTTGTTAACCGACTTAAAATAGCTTTCCCCCAGATCTACAGCCCCAGATATTGTGCCGGATATAAGCCCATCTTTAATTGCGGTTCCGACATCTCTGCCGGTAAGTACCGCGCCAATACTGTTAGTGACCGCGTTCGTAAGGGCAGAATTAGCAACACTACCAACCGCCATCGCTGTGCCGGTAGAAACTCCATTCCTAATCAGAGCGTCAGTCAGGTCCCCAGATAGTTGATTGGGACCATAATTCATTATGTCCTGACCTACCTGCGTCCCTTGCAAAAAAGTGGTCGTTGCGTAAGAAACCGCCGCAGATGTGGCAATTTGTTTTAAGTTCCCGCCCCGTGCCGCAGTGATTGCCGCAGATGTGACGTACGGTGGAATGCCGACATACGCCCCCGCAACTTGAAGAATTGTCGGTAGGGGGTCTTTAACAATCGCTTTGACCGTGTTGATAGCACCATTAACTACATGGTGGGCGGCGTCGTCTATGTTGGCTAATGCTTCAGAAGTACCATTATATAAATGGTGCGCGGCGTCATCTATGTCCGCGAGTTTTTCTTTTACATAACCCATTACGCACCCTCTGGCAGCGTTACTAAGAGCAACATGTTCTTAGGATCAAACGATATTTTTAAATTGCCGTGTTTATCTGCCGCTAACTTGGCTAGTTTGTAGATTGTTTTTGTAGCATGAGTTATTAAAAATTTAAACCCCATTTTGTCGGCGGAGTTAACCAACTCAATGAGGTTATTAATATAGTTCTCGGCGGTAGCACCATTGTAGCCGCGCACCCAACCAATTTCTCCGGGGAGAGGTTTAATCGTAAACAGCGTGTTTCCCGCCCTTATCCTGAACAGTTGTGGGTCACTGTATTCTTTGAGCATGATTGTGTACGCAAGCCGCTCTGGAGAAACTCCGGCTTTTTTAGCGTCATCACGGATAGACTCCAACCCTTCCTTGTACTCGTGTGCGGCAACGGCAAATATGTCCGTAGGAATGAGTTCATGTTCCTTAGAACTGACTGGTCTGATGTCTGACGCATTCATAATCACCCCACCTTCCAGTTAGTACCGTCTGAGTACACGGGTACTTTAGTCGAACCACCACCGGCTACCGTGGAACCAAATGTGGATACAGAAGAGTCGGTTACAAACAACCGCGACCCCACGCCGGAAGTAACTGCACTTGGCAGGTTAGCCACGGTAACGGGCGGGTTTGCTTTTAGTTGACCAATAATTTTATCTCGTTGATTGAAATAAAGACGTAAGACGTTATTAAACTGGTCAAAATAAACTCGGTCGTACTCGTTTGGAGTAAGCGGTAAGCTAGGCGCAATCGCTTGGGATAGCACGTCATCGGAAGTAATAAGATAGCTCATATCAACGTCTGCCGTCTTGACGAATATCGAACCGAGGATGTCCTAGTTGCCACTGCACCCCAAGAGCAGCAGCACCGGTAGACGATATCTCCATAATCATCTGACGCCCTCGCACCCGAATGTAAACTTGTCCGGTGTATTGTTCAATAGGCACCGTTGCTGTGCGGGTTACTGTAGCGTTGTCACTACCACCAATTGATGTGGGGTTATTGTAACCTGACCCAGAGTTTTGCATTGGGATCAGGGTCATGACTACGGAAGGAGAAGCTGCGGTAGACCCCTCAAAATTCATATCGGGCAACATACGCCAGACAAACCCAAACTTATCCCCATCCTCAATGTCGAACTCAGACGATGAAATGTACGAATCAATTGGCAGAGCGATTTGGTTTTCCCCGTTATCCACGCCCTCTTCATGATTTACAAGGTTGTAACTATATGTAGCAGCGACTGGGTAATTTCGCAGCCCGGAATCTAACCATGCCGTGCGAGCCATACTGCCGTGATACCAGATCCCTTGCCCACCTTTACCATCAGATTCGATATAGTTATAAACAACGTACCGATCAATCGTAGTGTTGGGGTTTTCGGACGTGCCCGTGCCATCCGGCCCAGTAATAGAACAGTAAAACCACCAGACTTCGTTAAACCCCTCGTTAGTACTACAGAACACCTGCTCATTTTGCTCAAGGTTTATGTCGTTGTAGATGTACTTACGCAGGTCACAGGTAAGCGTATTTACACGCCCGTCATACATGTAAAACTTGTCCACCCCCATCCAGTACACTCGTCCCGACCCAACCACCGCCGCATTAGAGCTAATGATTGATATGTTGTCACCAAGAATTTGCTGGCTCCATACTGCCGGGGGGCCGAGGTATTGCAAAGAATATATCGAGGAGTCCGTAAAAACAACTATTTCTTGTCGGGTTTGAACTGCCGTAACAATTTCAGAGCCGTGAGATAAGGTTAAACTACCCGCTTGCTTAGTAGGACTAACAGTCCAATTTTCTGGTTCTTCTTGGGCTGACCACCGAATAAGCATCGGGTTCAAGGTGCTTTCGCCGTAATCATTGCAACCGAACGCGAATACAAACCGGTTGTCCGATACGAAAAGGACGTTCTGCACGGTAGGGACATCTGATGCCCCGGCTACCGAAGACAGCAAAACCCCCCGCGAACCTAATCCAGTAGCGGCATCCCAATAATAAACCGGACCGCCACGATAACCAAAAATTAAACTTTGGCCGAAATTGTTCTGGGTCCACAGCCTAAATAAAGTAGCAGTTGCCGTACCGCTACCCCACGTTCCGCTACCCCATGCGCCCGCGCCCCAACCAGTTAGTGGGAGTTGGATTGATGCGCCAACATTGATTTGATACGCAGCGGTTACGGTCGTACCGCCGTACGTGCCAGTGGCAAGAGCGGAAGGAAGTGTGATGTAGTACGAATTAGCGTCGTTATACGTGATGCTGAATTCAGCGTTAAAGTTAGCGGTTGTTGACCCGCTAAACGTGACGTAATCCCCGGTAATAGCCCCATGAGCCGTATCGGTAACTAAGACGGTCGTACTTGGACCGGGGGGGGCTATGTAAAAAGGGTTGGAAAGGGTGGCAGTGTCGCGGATGGGGGTGATGTCGTAGTACGCCCCACCCTTCTCGATGTAGAACTTTAAGTTAGTGCCTACCCCAACGAGGTTATCCCCAATAAGGGTCACCCAGTTCCACAAAGACCGGCATATACCTAAAAAAGTAGCGGTAGAAATACGTAACCAACCACCGATTTTCTCGGGTGTACCCTGACGAAACCGAACCTTTTCACTGTCATACCAACCATTTTCGTTGACGTAACGTGTGTTTTCCTTGTTTACACCGGGACGGGGCTGGAATTTTTTGAGCGGCATTTACTTACTCGCTACACCCTTGTGCTTCTCAAATGAGCGCATCCCACCAAACCCGAGCAAGCCAGCCAGCAACGTCATGAGTTGTTCAACCTGAAGGTCCGGGGGAGGAGCTAACCCTTTAGGGATTATGTCATAACCTTGACCGAAAACCCAGAGCCATTGCATCAGGGGGTAACCTAAGAATTGGTAAGCCAAGCCAAGCACCCCAATCCAACCCACAGCAGGACGCCACCCGCTGACAAATAGGCTAGTAGACGCCGCTTCGATTTTATTGATATCCACTTGGGCGAGATCGGTCGCCTGATCAATTTTCTTTTCCTCCAGATCGAGTTTGCGCTCTTCCAGCGCCATCTGGAGCCTCTCCTTGTCCGTCGTGACCAACGAATCCGCAACTTTCCCAACTCCCTCGATGATTGACCCAATACCAATCAAGTCCATTACTTAAGTCCTTTCAAAGTGCGATTGATCCAGCCCAGCAAAAATTTGGATTGGGTTTTGTTTTTGTTGCAAATGTCCGCGTAGCGGGTGATCTTTGCCAAGGCGTAGGCTTTTTTGAACGATTCAGGTTCGGCATTGTTGAACTTCTGCAAGGTTACATTTCCGACCGCGCCATCCGGGGTAGCGCCAACAATCAACTGCGCCAACTTAACTGCAACTGACAAACCGGTATTTACACCAAAGTTGAAAACCGATTCCGCAACCACTTGATTCGTGATTTCATCTCCTCGTAACCGATCCCAAAACTCAGCTTTATAGAATCCACGTACCATTCCAGTAAGGAGCGGATTGTTGATTTCTTGGTGGTCGATGAGGTTCCATCCACCCCAGTGGGGGTTTTTGTTTCGTGCAATTCCAGCATAGGTCATCCCTCCGGTGTCACCGGGAATAGTGTGAAGAACGTACCCGCCTTCGTCGCGGATCATTTGCTCAAAGGCAGAGTTGAAATCAGCCATTATTTCCTCGCCATTCTGTCTTCGATGATGCTGATGTGTTTCTGGTTGTCGTGAATCATATCGCGGTTGCGTTGGATCTCTTTTTCAAGGTCTTGCCGCAGCTTTTCCCTTGCCAATTCCGCACCGGAGTTCACGGCTTGTTTGTTGTCGCTTGTGACCACAAGACTGATTTTAGCGTTGAGCACCGTCACATCATGCGTCAGTTTATCGAGTGCGCCCATCAGGTACACAACGCAAGTGAACAAAATTGGAAGCACGGCGAAGGCGGTCTTCTCGATAAGCTGACTCTTGGCTTCAAGTTTTTCGGTCATTGCTTGTCCTTCATCTTGTTGATGATCTCAAACGCGGACTTGACCTTTTCTTCAAGGACCGCTACGCGCAAGTCAAGTTTAGAGAGCACGATGATAAGTGTCACAAGGCCAAGCAGCACGGGCCATGCTTTCAGAAAAAGTTCAGCTATTTCCATCACCGTGCATCCTTATGTACTCGTCCCGAAGGAATGTCACCTTTTTGCGCCCGTCATGTTTCTTGACTCTACCCAAGGCTGGCGGACTGTTCAAGTATTCTGCGGCTCGCAAGATCATGTCCGGGTCATCATCAAAGCTACCTAAAGCTGTGTTACACCGCACACACAAAATCCCACGAACATCATCAGAGTCGTGGCAGTGGTCTACTGCAAACTTGTACTGCTTGAGCTTGAGGGGGTTGTGGCAGATAGCGCAATTATACCCCTGAAGTTTCAACAGGAAGTCATAATCTGAGGGGGACAATCCAAAACGATCAAGACGGTTTACGTCTGCCTTGCACGCGCTACAGAGAAAATAGTTCCTACGACCGTGGACAATAAGGTCTTCTCGGAGAAACTCTCCACGGCAGACAGCGCAGAACAACATATAAATACCCCGGTGGGTCGCACCGGGGCTTGACCTTAGTTGTCGGTCTGTTCGTCTTCTTCGGCTTCTTCGTCTTCCGCAACTGCATTAGCAGCAACTTCAAACTGTGCTTCGATGTGAGAAGAGAAGAGCGATGACAGGGTAAACTCGTTGATGCCGCTTTCGACAGCAACAGCAAACGCAACAGAGAACAAACCGTTCAGCGCATCAATCGGCTCCGAGCCGTCAATCGCAGCAATGATCAAATCTTTCATGGAAATCTCCGGGGTTAGACGGGCGGATGCCCGCTGGTATTTTACCGTGCGTGTAAGACAGGAAAATTACTTCTTCAGACCTGCGGTTCTTCAACTTTAGGCATAGGCAACTGAGACGTAGCCTGATCACGAATTGCTTGAATTACGTCAACAACCACTTCAAAAGGAGCTTTGCCCAGTGCAGACAGGATGGTGTTAACTTGAGACAGGGGCATTTTTAAAGTGATTTGAGTGTTTTCCATTAGTTGCTCCACGGAAGTGAGGGGGTTACGGTAGGGGGGTTTGCTTGGCGATCAATCTGCCCTTGCACAGCGGCTTCGGCAGACACTTTGTCCACTCCATTTGCCCAGATCCAACCAAGCACTTGGTCTGAGGTTAGTTGCTCATATGGAGTGAACGAATCAGTTGGGGCGGGTAAATCACAAGTTGCATAAACCGTACCGTCGTAGGTTCCGTCTGTGCCGTTCAACCGCCAGTGGACAGTAAAGACCACATTAGTCTGACCCCCAGCTTGAGAGTGACATTCAAGTTGGGAAATTACCCAATTAAAAGTAGTCATGGTCTATCCCTTAAGATGCACGATAAACAATATAAGTACTCGCAGCGGTTCTACGAATACGGAATCTGGCAGAAATGCCCGTTAAAACTGTCATAGTGCCGACTGTAGTTACACCCGTTGTACCTGCAAGTGTAATCGTGCCCGAGGCGGTGTTAATTATAATAAAATCGTATGCCGTATCATTTGCCACCCAAGGAACAAAGCTATCAAGGGTTGTTGTATTGGGCATCGTAATCGTGTACGAAGTACCAGATGCGTTAATCATCTGGGCCTGTATATTAGCGCTAGTAAGTGTTGCGGTTGTAGTAATTGACGCGGGAGCCGGGGCGTAAGGCATGACCGCGCCTAATTGCACCTGCACGTTACCTTGGAAATCAACACGAACTTTTTCAGCAACTACTGAAGTATTTGAGGTGTTTATAACAAAACTGCCGTTAACACTCCCCGACAAAACAGCATTAAGGTTTGCCCCAATTTGCGCGTACACAACCGGGGATGCGCTAGTGTTATTAGCAACAAAATCAACAAGAGTTTTATTGCCTATAGATGAAGTACCCCGTTGAAATGCCGCAATTGACTCGTTGGTATCATAAACAGTCAGTCGCTTTGAGGTAGTCGTTGTACCGATTAAGAGGTTGCCGCTCGCGTCTAATCGCATCCCTTCACTAAAAGTTATATTATTTCCCGCCGTTCCTGATGCAGCATATTCCCAAGAATGGTAGAAAGTGATCGAAGTGGTGTTCTGTGTATATTTTAAAGCGGCTTGCGTACTTATGTATACCCAATTGGTGTTGTTGTTGTAGCAGTTATTGTTAATAGAAGTAATAGGTGTAGATGTACCTATAACTGCTACTGACCCAACATTTGATAGATCAAGTGCTCTGTAGTTGGACCCCCAAGCCTGATTCGAGGTGCTCAACGCAAGATTGCCGCTGGCATTAAGCACCATCCTATCGGTGAGCGTTCCATTATTTATTGTGCTGAAATATGCTATTGAGGTCTCTGACCCTGTTGATGCAGCCCCGGCAAAAGCGCGAATTTGGAACCAAGTTGTTGGTACTCCAGAAATGTTTGGTCTTTGGACATTAAAAGTTCCAATATTAGAAGCCGAACCTTGATTTCCCGTGCCTCCAGTAGCAATAACGGAAGCGCCTGTGCCGCGAGCGTAAAAGTTAGTCCCGTCCCAAGACAACGCGCTCCCCGTAGTCAGCGCACTACTACTGCTGGCGTAGAGAATTCCATTGGCCGTGAAAGAAGTCAGGCCGGTGCCCCCACTTCCTGTTACAAGCGTAGCCGACAGGCCAGCAGCGGTGGTTGCTGTAGCCGCGTTTCCCGTGCAAGAACCGGATGAACCGGTTGTGTTTTGATTCAGGGTTGGGATGTCCGCTGCGACGATTGCCCGGAATGTAGGAACCCCGTTCGATCCGTTTGGTGCAGCCAAAACAAAGTTTTGCGTCTTGCTGTCGTAGGGGTTTTGCGTGTCCCCGTAATTAGCCGCAAGAGCAATCGTCGTAGCGGCACTACCATTAAAACTTATACCACTAAGCGGGCTACTAATAGTCAGGGTGTTAGCTACAGACCCAGCCGAACCGGTGGTGTTCTGATTAAGCTGGGGGAAAGTACAGCTAGCTAAGTCGCCGGAAGCGGGAGTGCCGAGTACGGGAGCAGTTAGCGTTGGAGAAGTAAGCGTCTTGTTAGTGAGCGTTTCCGTCCCGGCGAGCGTGACCAAAGTTCCCGAAGTGGGAAGTGTAAGCGCCGTATTAGCAGAAAGGGTCAAACCGAGAGAGTACGCACCGGTAAAGGTAATGGTATTGGCTACATCGTTGGCTACCCCCGTCCCCCCTTTATTTGCTGCAAGAGTAGCTGACAAACCGGCAGCGGTTCCGGTCGTATCCTGATTAAGCGTAGGGATGTCCGAAGCCACAACCGCCCGGAATGTAGGAACTCCGTCTGCGGCGTTTGGTGCAGCCAAAAAGAATTTTTGCGTCTTGCTGGCGTAAGGGTTTTTTGTGTCGCCGTATCCGTCGCTAAGACTAATAACTGGAGCAGCGCCGCCACTAGAAGCAACCGGAGAAGTTGCGGTAACCCCGGTGACCGTACCGCCAGAACCAGTAGCAGCAATAGTAATGCCCCCTCCGGTGTTGGTAATAGTTACACCAGACCCCTGAGTCAATCTTGCTTTTGTAAGTGTGTTCCCGGTACTGTTGCCAATTAGCAATTCCCCATCAATATACGTCGTTTGCCCCGTTCCACCTTGCGCCACCCCCAGCCCGTTTACAAAGTTAATATTTGCATCGGGTAGTGTTACCGTGCGGCTTCCCGTCAACGTAGTCGGCGTTATTGTTGCGGCGTAACTGCCTGTTCCGCCCGCTCGCCCCTGCACAACAACTGCATCTTGGGTTGCTGCGGATATAGCCTTTAGGCCCACTGCGGTTAGCGTCGTACCGTCAAACTTCAAGTTATCTGAGTCAACCTCAAGCCCACCCGCGCCGCTATATACAACCCGACCCGAAGTTAGGCCGGTGTTAGTGATCGAACTAAAACTTGCAGCGCCACCAGATGCGCCAATCCGTACGAAGTCTGAACCGTTGTACGCAACAACGCATTTTTCAGAAACCGCAATCGTTATACCCGTCTGCCCAAGCGCTTTGAACGTAAAAGTATGCGAGCTTGACAGGTTGTTAATAATATAAATTTTACTTAGCTGCGGGACCGATAGCGTAAACCCACTCGCACTAGGAGTTACGTTTAAGATCGCATATTGAGACGATGACCCGCTAAGAGTTCCACCATTTATTGTTCTGGTTAACGCTGTGTTTGCCGTTAATGAAATGGTATTCGTCCCGGCAACAGCCGAGTCGATGTAGGTCGTTATGAAGTTGTTGACTTCGTTGCCCCAACTCCCAGACAAATCCCCTTGCGTTGGAAGAGCAAGGCCAAGCAGGGGAGTGTAATTAACGGTTGGCATGTCGGTCCTTTACTGTGTCGGGATGTCAGTCCACCCCGGAGTCTGGGTGTCATTGATGTCGGTCCAAACTGGACTCTGAGTTGTGCTTATTGTATTCCAATTTGCGGTTTGTTGGTCATCAATCGGTTCCCACGCAAGGCGAGCGGTGATTACCGCCGCGCCAGTAGCTGCTTCTGTAACGGTAATACCAAAGGAACCAATGTTTGATATCGAATCCTGACCAGCGGCAGATTCTACAACCGCAATATTAAACGTGCCACCAACCCCAAGTGCGTCTAAGCCAGAAGCAATCTCGTTGATGATTGCGGCGTAGGCTAAGGTATCGGCACTAGCGTCTGCACCCGAAGCCGACTCAGATACGACCAAAGTAAACAGGATATTGGCAACTGTAAGGTCTGCGCCCGCAGCGGTTTCGGCAACGCTTGCGGTTAGAGTGGCAATTGAACTTACATTGTCAATACCGCTGGCTGACTCAGATACGGCAATGTTGAACGTGCCGGTATTACTTATGGCGTCCGCCCCAGCCGCCGTTTCAGCAATGTCTAGGCTAAACGTGGCTGTAGCGGAGACATCCTCAACACCACTCGCCGTTTCGGTAACGGTTACGCTGAACAAGAACGTGCCAGATACTGCGTCCAGCCCAGCAGCGGTTTCTGCAATCGTCCCAATAAAAGAAGCAACAGAGTTCGCTACATCAGCCCCCGCTGCCGACTCAAGAACGCTGCTACTAAATGAAAGCCCGCTGTTAATTGTGTCTAAAGCAGACGCTAGTTCGTCTACGCTCAAACTGAACGTGACAGTGCTGGTGATAGCATCCGCACCCGACGCGGACTCAGTGACCGATGAAGCGATTGTTAACGCAGCAGATACAGAATCGGCACCAGAAGAAGCCTCAGTTATTATGGCGTTGTCTACCGGAGCGGCTTTGGTTATGGTGTATTGGAGGACGATTAGGGGAAATCCGGCTTTAGTAAGATACCCAGTTCCACCTCCCCACTGCCCTGCCGCTCCCGGCGATCCGATATTGGATGTATTGGTTGCCGCAGAACCCCCGCCACCGCCACCGGGGCCATACTGACTGCTTGTGCCCGAGTCGGTCCAGATGTTTTGTGTGCTGCCGTTGCCGCCGTTAAGAAACGTACCCGCAGTGTTTTTACCGCCACCGCCACCGCCACCGTTTGATCCGTTTCCAGCATTAGTTGATGCAGTCGCAGCCGCACCGCCGCCCGAACCCCCATTACCTGCGCCCCCAGCACCAGCGGTCGCTGCGTTTGGAGTCGAGTTTCCACCAGCCGTGGAAGACCCTCCGTTTGCGCCACCACCGCCTCCAGATGAACCAGATGCGTTAGTTACACTAAATACGTTACCGCCATTTTTACCTACACCAGAGGGACCAGCAGCGCCGCCACCACCCCCGACTTTTCTAATTGTTGTACCGCCGCCCGACCCGCCATTGCCACCAGAAAAAACTTTATCAACTTCACCTACCGAAGACCCCCCGCTCCCACCAGAAGTGCTATTAAGAGTTGCTCCTTTAGCTAACGCGCCATTTGTAGAGCTACTTGGGGCAGAAGATGCAGATCTATTAAACCAAGCGTCTGACCCGCCAGCAAAACTAGAACTATCAAAATAATAATTTAAGTAGTACGCGCCAGTGTTGTTCAGCGTACTAACATCAACCGCAGATGCAGCATATGCTCCACCGCCTCCACCACCCCATGTAGTAGCAGATTGCCCAGATGATCCGCTACCAATTGCGTGAACGGTTACAGTATCTACGCCATAAGGAATACGCCAACGGCTTGGGGTGCTTGAACCTGTTGGGCCGTTCTCATTTAATACTTCTGTGTACGAATTGCCAATCGTCACTACCGGGGTGTAGGTAATGATGATAAGACCCTGACCGCCGGGGCTTCCACCGCCGCCATAATTGGTTCCAGCTACAGAAGGAACACCATTGTCAGTGTTTCCGGTACTACCTCCAGCGCCACCCGCTGGGCCATAAGTATTGTTAAGATAATCTGTATATACTAAATCTGCGCTTCCAAGTGCCCCCGCGCCCGTT